TATCTTTACCGGAAAGAGTAATTTTTATGAAGTAGTGACAGAAAATGTTCATAATCCAACTACATATGATGAATTAGAGAGATTTATCAGTACTTATAACCCGAGTGAAACCATTATGATTTCGAATATAGAAGAAAATAAAATAAATGACATCATTAACTATGTAAAAATCGAAAGCAAGAAGATCCACAAAATATATAGCACCGATAAAAGAGTGAAAAATGCGGAGAAACAGACTTATCAACAAGAAATAATTAATCGTTTTTTCTCTCAAGTAGTGTCTGGATCCATCTTACAAGGAGGATTAGAATTTGTATACGCAATTCAAAGTTATGTCTACTTATTAAACTTTGTATTTGAACATAATCCAAATCTTATAAATAAAATTCAAGAACCAATTGTAGAAAATAAGACTGAACGAATGTTGTTGGCAAATCACAGTTTACAGCAATTGAATATTATCGATGATCATAATTATAAAGGGAAACTAGCCTCTGTGAGTAGTTTCTTAAACAATTGTATTACATCAATGGGTAGTAGAACTTTCAAACATAATATCCTCAATCCGACAACAAGTAGAGAGAAAATGGAACGAAAATACGATATAACAGAATATCTATTAAATACCGAATTTTGGATGAACTGGAGGAAGGAACTGAAGAATATAAAAGACATTGAAAAATTAAATAGACAAATATATTTGAAAAAGATTACACCGCAGAATTTATTTTATTTTTATGAGAATCTCTCTACGATTCGAAATTTATTCTCTGTAGTAGATGGTGATAGGGTAGTAACACAATATTTACAAGAAGAAATTACCATGAATATTACAGAAATATGTACTGAGTTTCAAAAAGTATTTAACAGCACATTTATAATGGATATGTGTAAGGAAATCAATTCATTAGATTTTGATGTTAATTTTATAAAGAGAGGAATAAATAAAGATTTGGATAAATATATTGATTTGAGCCAAGATAGTATGAGTAAACTAGAATCAATACGTGCTTATTTAGACACGGTTGTTGCTAAGGGTGATAAACATAGCAAGAATGATCTTGTAAAAATACACGAAACGGACAAATCTGGAATCATGCTTCAATGTACGAGTCGTCGAAGCGCCATATTAAAACAGCAAATACAATCCGGTAAACATGTTGTTCAATTACAATTTACAAATAACGCGGGAAGTGTAGAATTGTTCGATTTTATTCCGGATGTTCATACTAGTATTGCGTCCGGATCTAATGTAAACATTACAAATGAGACAATTACAAAAATATGTAATGACATTAGCGAGTCGAAACAAAAAATGAAGGATTTAATTACTATTATCTATAATAAATTTATACACGATTTACAAAATTACAGCAATGAATTTTTAAATTTGGTTCAGTTTTGCTCATCACTCGATATTTTACAAAATATGTGTTATATTGCGAATAAGTATAAATATTACAAGCCGACTGTTAAATCTGGTGATAAATCATATATTGTAGCAAAAGAATTACGCCATCCATTGATAGAACAATTAAACAGCGAAGAGTTATATGTCACGAACGATGTGAGTATAGGACTAGAAAAAGATTTGATGTTATTATATGGCACGAATGCGGTAGGAAAAACGAGTATTATACGCGCATTGGGAATAAATTTAATAATGGCACAAGCCGGATTATATGTAGCAAGTAGTCAATTTGAATTTGTACCGTATACCGGAATTTTTACAAGAATATTAGGAAATGATAATTTGTTCAAGGGATTGTCGACATTTGCTGTAGAAATGTCTGAACTACGAGTCATCTTAAAAATGGCGGATAAAAATAGTTTGATATTGGGAGACGAATTATGTTCCGGAACAGAACACGATTCAGCAGTAAGTATTTTTGTATCTGGACTGGAAATGTTACACGCAAAAGAGACGAGTGCCATTTTCGCAACACATTTACATGAAATTGTTGATTTTGAGGAAATAGAAAACATGAAGAAAATCGAAATTAAACACATGACTGTTTCATATAATGTAGAAAAGGACATGTTAATATATGATAGAAAATTAAAAGATGGGTCCGGTGAAAGTATGTATGGCCTAGAGGTGTGTAAGTCGTTACATTTACCGGATGATTTTTTAGCAAATGCGTATGCTATACGCAGAAAATACAAGAAGGAAGAAGAGGGAATTTTGTCAAAAAAACAGTCCCATTTTAATAGCAAAAAGGTAATGGCGAACTGTGAAGTGTGTAAGAAAAAAAGAGGTGAAGAAGTACATCATTTACAACACCAAGAAAATGCCGATAAAAATAATATTATAAAGACTTTTCATAAAAATCATCCAGCCAACTTATTAACATTGTGCGAAGACTGCCACCAAAAAATTCACAAAAGTGGAAAACAGCATAAAAAGGTGAAAACAAGTATCGGAATAGAAATTATGGAAATGGAAGAGTAACATCCTAGTCATAGAATTATGGCAAATGGCAAAATATCAAAGCATGAATTTACGAACGAACCATATAATTTTTTAGAATAAAATATTAAGAAATTATATATAATGGATTCTGAATTTAATATGTTAGGTCCTCAAATGTTATCAGTGGCGATTATAATAATAGGATTAATCGCATTTTTCGCCATGATAGAATTTAATTTAAATCCAGTTCGAGATGTTCATATACAAAAACAAGTAAATATAGAGGCATTTGACAACAATGATGGTTTTTGTAAAACACATGAAGGAGATAGAAATAAACTAGAAAGTAGTTGTAGTATGTTAACCAAGGATAATTGTTTAGCAACATCGTGTTGTGTATATGCGAAAATGGAAGGTGTTGAACAATGCCATTCTGGCGATATAAACGGTCCGACTTTTAAACGCGATAAAAATGGCAAGACAAACAACATAGATTATTATTATTTTAAAAATAAATGTATAGGTACTGGCTGTAAAGCGTAAGGTGATAAGACGTAAAATATTTTATTTTATTTAACGATTTGAATATTTTACTATTTAATATGTGTGTGAATATTTATTATAACATTTTTATTAAAATTGATTTATATATAAATTAATATAATATATATATAACTCAAGATGATTATACCAGTAAAGTGTTTTACATGCGGAAAAGTGGTTGGTAATAAATATGAATATTACCAAAAAGAGGTGAGACGGTTGAAAATGGCCCGTGGTATGGAGGTCGACAAGGTTGTTTATTTAACGGAAGAATTTGTAGATAAAACTCCAGAGGGAGAAGTTTTAGACAAATTAGGATTAAATAAAATGTGTTGCCGAAGACATTTATTAACCCACGTAGACATAGAATAATATCTATGTATTATATATTATATAATGGCAAACACAAAGTCAAGAAAACATAATAAGAAAACAATGAAAAAGTCAATGAATAAAAGAAATAAACAATCGCGTAAAAATACCAAGAGAGTTTCACTAACAAAAGATCGTAGTACTAATAGTAACAAGATGTCGGCGGCCAATTTAATGAGAGGCATCGCTCGTAGTCGTGGTATTGCTCGTAGTCGATCTGTTGCTATATCTGGTGGCAATAAACATAATGGATATAAAAAAATGAAAGGAGGTATGGTTTCTAGTCCGGCTGCTGGGCCAGTCGGTTATCCTTGGCAAGGAGGTAATTATGTTACACCTACTCCAAATTTTTTCGCATATAGTCCAAATGGAATCGCGGTCGGTGGAACTGAATTGGCGCGTTCAACTAAGGACGATTTTATAATGGAACCGCCAATGAATGGTGGCAATAAAAGAAAGGTCCGCAAAGGACATAAAGGACAAAAAGGTGGGTTTTTCCAAGAGATTGTAAATTTAGGAAGAGGAGCACAATATGAATTAAATGGTGGTTATTTTGATTTGACTGGAAAACAGCAGCCGCTAAGTCAAAATCCTTACCCAACATCCCAGCCATTTAGTAATAGTGACAGTTCGTCCACATCAATTGTACAATCTATGGCCCCGGATGTGAAACAATTATATATTAATGCGAATAATCAAGTATCGAGCGCATAAAAATAATTCATCTTAGACAATCAATAGTAATAATCTATTTTTTACACACATTCATACATATTATGAGATATGATATATTTTTTTCTCCAAATATATCATAATAATGTTCAGCAATATTAAAAAGCTATGCACACCCGCTATGATATATTTTCTTATAAGCGTATCCACACTTTTAATCATGATATTTTCAAATTGGGGTAACAGCAAGAGGTTTTGTATGGGAGAGTTCGAATGCCCAGTTGAGAATTTGTTTTTAATTTACATTATTAAATTGGGCTATTTACTATTCATAACCATTGTTTTGGATTCATTATGTAAAAACGGCTTTTCGGCTATATCGTGGTTTTTAGTATTTTTCCCATTGTTATTCTACTTTTTAGTTTTGGGTCTATTTATGATAAAGCAAAATTCCACATTTGTAGTAGCTCACGGACCAGAGCAACAACAAGACCAGATGTTATACATGTAAATATCCAAAGGTAGGTTATAAAAATATTATGATTATAATAGATACATCATACATACATCATATATCATACGCACAAAATAAAAATATAACTATTATTACAAATAATAATTATATGTTAAGAATTACATTATAAAAAAATATACTTATGATATAATATATATGAGCATTAAATACAACAATGCGACTTGGAACATAATTGAAAAATTTTTTAACGACAATCCACAAGTATTAGTGAAGCATCATATAGATTCTTACAATGACTTTTTTAGAACTGGTATGAAAAGCGTGTTCAGAGAGAAAAATCCAATTGTACTTCAAAAAGAACAATCCCAAGAAACAAAGGAATTCAAATACAGATGTGAATTATATTTAGGTGGTAAAGACGGATCGAAAATATACTATGGAAAACCAGTAATATATGACGATAATCGTGAACACTTCATGTATCCAAATGAAGCCAGACTCAGAAATATGACATATGGCATTTCGATTCATTACGACTTGGATGTGGAATTTAAAATTATGGGCGAAGATGGTAAATACGAAGAATCGAGCATAACATATGAAAAACTATTTTTAGGCAGATTTCCGATTATGCTTCAGTCAGACCTATGTATATTGAATGGATTAAACCGAGAGGTTCGTTACAATATGGGGGAATGCCGCAATGATTATGGCGGTTATTTTATTATAGATGGAAAGGAAAAAGTCATCATCAGTCAAGAAAAGTTCGCAGACAATATGCTTTATATTAGAGAAGATTACAATGAAATATATAGTCATGGTGCGGATATAAGAACTGTATCTGAAGACGCTTCCAAACCGGAAAGAACCTTATCCGTAAGAATCGTCGCCCCTACAAAGCAATATTCAAACAATCAAATTGTGGTAAACATTCCAAATGTAAGAAAACCGATTCCATTATTTATCGTATTTAGAGCATTGGGTGTAATATCCGACAAGGAAATTATCGAATACTGTTTACTAGATTTGGAAGCAAATAGTTCCATGATAGATTTATTTATTCCGTCAGTTCATGATGCCGGTAAGATTTTCACACAAGAAACGGCGCTCGAATATATTAAAACATTTACAAAAGGCCATACAACTAGCTATGTCTTAGATATTCTAATGAACTATTTCTTACCAAATATCGGCGAATTGAACTTCCAACAAAAGGCGTATTCATTGGGATATATTGTGAATAGTTTACTATTGGTCTTTACTAAATTAGAAGCGCCTACGGATAGAGATAGCTTTAAATTCAAGCGTGTAGAAGTACCAGGTATGTTATTATACGATTTATTCAAGGAATATTTCAAACTTCAGCAAGACAATATTAAATTGAGATTAGATAGTGAATACAACTTGAAAAAGTCTAAAACCATTTATCAGAACGAATCATTCAAGGATTTAATTACAAATAACTATGAACGAATCTTCAACGAAAGAGTATTGGAAACCGGGTTTAAAAAGGCATTTAAAGGTAATTGGGGCTCAGAAGAGCACACGAAACGGGTTGGCGCGGTTCAAGATTTAAATAGGCTTTCATATAATAGCTTTCTCTCTCATTTAAGGAAAATTAATTTACCAATGGATTCGAGTGCGAAAGTAGTTAAACCGCGTTTATTACATGGATCACAGTGGGGTATTATTGATCCGGTAGATACACCAGATGGTGGAAATGTCGGATTTCATAAGCATATGGCCATATCAACCCATATTACTAGTGGATGCTCTAGTTATCCAATGATGAAATTCATGCGAAGTATTTGTAAAATGAAATTGCTAGAGGAATGCAGTAATCAATATTTATTTAGTTCTACGAAAGTGTTTGTAAACGGTAGCTGGATTGGTGTAATCACAACACCACAAGAGACCATTCGATTGGTAAAAAAATACAAGCGTAATGGCCTATTGCCTCTATATACGAGTGTAAGTTGGAATATCAAGAAGAACGAGTTGGTCGTTTTTACAGACTCTGGACGCTTATGTAGACCCGTTTTTTATGTAGATGAAAAGAAGAAGACAAGTATTAAGCGAAAAGAAGTCTGGGAAAAAATAACCAACAATACATTTAGTTGGTCGAATTTAATTAGCGGGTTTGCTAAAAAGAAGAACGAAAATTATGATGTAAATTCATGTAATATTTATAAAATAGAGGATTTATACGACACTGACGATTTTAGTAAATTGGAAAACACGGAAGGTATCATTGACTACTTAGACACAGCAGAAGAGGAAACGGCATTAATATCGACAGAATATGACTTTGACGAAACGAAACCATATACACATGTTGAAATTCATCCGTCGCTAATGTTGGGAATAATGGGTAATCAAATTGTATTCCCCGAAAACAATCAATTACCCAGAGATTTGTTTTTTTGCGGTCAAGCGAAGCAAGCCGTTTCATTATATCATTCCAATTTCTTTTCAAGAATAGATAAAATGGGCGTAGTCTTAAATTATGGGCAAGTGCCACTCATTAAAAGCAGATATTTACAGTATATTAATAATGAGGAACACCCATACGGCGAAAATGTTATTGTAGCCATTATGGTTTATGGCGGTTACAATGTAGAAGATTCTATATTATTTAATGAAGGATCTTTAAAGCGTGGTATGTTCAGAACGACATATTATAACATGTATGAAACGCGTGAGGAAAGTTCAAAGGTTGGAGACACCACAGTAGATTCTCATTTTCAAAATATAGAGGATGCGACGGTGGAAGGTAAAAAGTATGGATATGATTATAGTTCCTTGGATAAATATGGTCTAATAAAGGAAAATACTGAAATGGACGATAAAAAAGCGGTAATTGGAAAGGTTCAGACAAACACCGCAAATCCAAACATTAGTGTTGATGACTCTGTGTATCCCAAGAAGGGTCAACTGGGGTTTGTAGACAAGACATTTATGACGGAAGATGAAACTGGATTTCGATTGGCAAAAGTAAGAATTCGTGAAGAACGTGTTCCCGCAATCGGAGACAAATTCTGTAGTCGATGTGGTCAAAAGGGAACTGTCGGATTAGTTATTCCGGAGGAAAATATGCCGTTTACAGAAGACGGAATACGACCCGATATTATAATTAACCCACATGCGTTACCATCAAGAATGACCATCGGTCAATTAGTGGAAACTTTAATGGGCAAGGCGTGTGTTAATCTTGGCGGTCATGGCGATTGTACGGCGTTTATCAACAAGGGATCAAAACATGAAGTATTCGGAAAGATATTGACACAAAACGGATATAATTCGAGTGGTAATCAAACATTGTATAACGGAATGACTGGCGAGCAACTTCAAGCGGATATATTTATTGGTCCAACATATTATATGCGTTTGAAACACATGGTAAAAGATAAGATTAATTATCGTGCGAGAGGTCCGATTGAAATGTTAACTCGTCAAACAGTTGGTGGCAGAGCGAATGACGGTGGTCTAAGAATAGGAGAAATGGAACGCGATGGTGTCATTGCTCACGGAGCATCACGATTTTTACAAGAATCCATGTTGGTTCGAGGAGATGAATATTATATGGCCGTTTGTAATAATTCTGGTACATTGGCTATTTATAACAACAGTCAAAATCTGTTTTTAAGTCCGATGGCGGATGGACCAATTAAATTTAACACGACGATAGATAAGAATTTAAATATTGAAAATGTATCGAAATATGGACGGCAATTTAGTATATTGAGAATACCGTATGCGTTTAAATTATTAATTCAAGAATTACAAGCGATGAACATTCAAATGAGACTCATCACTGAAGATAATATTGACCAATTAACGACGATGGCCTATTCGAATAATATCTTAAAATTACAACAAGACGATAGTCTAATAAATGTGGATGGCGGATTAAAAATAGCAATTACAAACGAAATGAAGAATAGGTCGAATCTTGTGCGTGAAGGGCCCAGAATTGACATGACAGAACCTACCAAATTGAATGAACCATCTGAACAACCAAAAGAAGCTGCTGTCTTGGAACCGGAAGCATATGGATGGGCATATTATAGTTACGATGAAGAGCGAGGTGAAGCATATAAATCAATTATCTTGAATAATAAAGGAGAGGCGACTGAGGTATGGTTTGTTGGTGAAAACGATGGACAATTGCCAAATAGACATCCGGCTGGATGGAATGCCGCTACATTATTATACAATGATAAGACGCCTATCATGCCAACTGTAATGATAGAAGAATTAACT